GCAACTCTTGTCCATGAAGTACCATCAACTTGAAGTTCTACTGTTACATTGACATCATCCAAATCATCATCGTAACCATATTCGCCTGTTGGTAGAATCAAATCGTTGTCAACAATATCGTCACCAGTGTAGGGTCCTAGTGTAGTTACATCACCCTGTCTGGCGTGAACTTCAAATGTGTAAGGCAATGAGCCGGCACTAATCGTCTGATCTGTTACTGTAGAAAAATTGATTATGTTACCATCAGGGTCTACAGTGTCAGAAGTACAGGCTATTTTATGCCAGGCATTAATTGTTAGAACATCACCTTGGGTAACACCACCGGAAACGGTTACACTAAGAGTTGTTTGAGCTGACCTATAGCCTTTAGGGTCGTAGCCTACAAGTGTTGCTAGTCTGTGAACATTTTCATAAATGTCTGCTGTGTCTATGTAGATATTCTTTGCAATTTTATTGGCGAAAAATGTAGTCAAATCACCAAGATAGGCAACCAATTCAATCAGCACGGCAATATTGGAACCTTCGTAATCATAGTCAGCGAATGTATCGTTTGCCGCCAATTGGGTTTGAATTCTTGTTTTTAATGTTGCAAAGTCTATATTCAGATAGTCTGGACTTAATTCTGGCATTGTTTTACCTCTGTTTCAAAATATAGTTAATTGTTTCTGTGGCTGTGGAAGTTGAAATTGTAAAATCTATTGTTATTTCATATTGATTTCGGTCATAATTTGAATGAACATTTAGATTTGATACTGTCACTCTATCTTCCCATTTTCTTATGGCATCTAAGAGTTTTCCGCCTATGTTGTACGCAGTTGTGTCGTCCATAGGTTCAAAGACTTGGGCGTGTAAATCAATAGCAAACTCCGGGAGCATCCTTCTACTTCCCTGCATAGTATTTATAATGTTTCTAAGTGAGTTTTTGACTGCTTCTATATCTTCATCTTTGTTGATATCACCAGATGCTAACATAGTAAGGTCCATGTCAATGTCACTATAAATTGCCATTATTCTCTCCGTTATTCGCTAGTTTTAAATTCTAAAATATCAGGAAACTCAAGTTCCATCATATTCAAAGGACTCATTTTCAGTCTTTCGTATATTGGATAGTCTTGTTGGTATTCCTCTAAATCGTCTAGGTAGATAACTACCTTAGAACAGTTCAACTTTACTTTCTGTAAAAGAAGTTCACTCATTTCTTCCATGAAAGGCTCTCTATCCTCAACGATAGCAAACTGTCCATTATCGCCTACGACCGGTTTGCCTTCTTCATCTCTGTCACAGTATTTTTCAATGAGTTGATTTTTCACCTGAAAATAAGTTTCACCCTTATCAACAAGCTCTTTTGTCAATCTAGCTATTCCAAAACTGATATCTATGGGTAGAGTGGTACATGCTTGTAACCTTTGAAAAGTCACATTGTTACTGAATCTTTCAAATACACTGTTTTCTACTTCTAACATTTTTTTTCACCTCTTATTTTTATTTGTTCTTTCTTATTTATGTGGCATAGTCCTCTAAAAATGGACCAGCAGCATCATATTTTGCATAATCTAATTCAAGTATGGCTTTTGCATCTCCGAGTTTGTCAATGGTATCTTCAACACCGTAAGTGCCTCCGGTACCTAAGTCTTGCCAAATATAATCAAGAATAAAGTCAAAGGCATCCATATATCCTTGTATTGTGGCATCACTGTCCCATAGAGGTCCAGTGGGGGTGTAGGCTTCTAGATATACACCATCTAGTGTGCCTGTCAGAACAGCGGCATCTGAACCTACAAGAGTTACATTGGGGTAAGCAATTGTATTATAAAGAGAACCTGAAATTGCCGTACCTGTAGTAAAAGCACCGCCGTTCGTAAATATTGCCGATACGCCGGCTGTGTATGTACTCGTTTGGTCTCCACTGAGCGTAAAAAGCTCTGAAGAAACATAAGTCAAACCTGCTGCGGCTTCTTGGTCATAGCCTATCCAGTCAGTAAGATTGGCACTTTCGGTTCCATCATTAAAGTCTCCGTATGAATAGAATTTATCCGCTTTGACGGCTTCAACATCGGTTTCTATGTCTGTTGCTAGTCCATCATGGGCAGAATTGAGAGCGGACAATTGTTCAGTATAATCATCAATTTGTAATTGTAAGTTGACGAGACCCGCACTCAAATTGGCTGTCAGGGTGGGGTACCCATCTATCATCTCTCTTAGTTTATCTGAATCTGCTGACATGTTATGCTCCTACGAATACATTGGCTGAGCCTGAGACTACTATTCCTGTATAACAATCTCCTGCGACCACGCTTCCTATTTTAGCTGTACCTAAACCGTTGGTAAAAACCGTTGATGCACCCGAAACAATTATAGATGAGTGTCCACAATCTGCTACTACGACACTACCTATAGAGGCAGTTCCAAGACCGTTCGTTATAACATTACCTGAACCAGAGACAACAATACCTGATTGGCTCTTGTGGTCATCGCAACCACACCAGCCTGTGGTTACACTTCCTATTTTTCCTGCTCCTAGTCCTGCCATTAATTTAAGTTCAACGGATTCCCTGTGATATTACAGATACCTGCAACTGTTATGTCTGCATTACCTGTAACCGTCACTGATGCGTTTCCTCCTACTGTTACTGTCCAGTCTCCTGTTATTGCGAGAGTTTGTTCTCCAGATACAGTGATGGTCTGGTCTCCTGTGACTGTTTCTGTGTGGTCTCCTGTTATTGTTTCTGTACGGTCACCTGGCGCTGTGACTGTAATGTTACCGTTATCATCAACTGCCATATCATAGCCAGACGGGTGATACACACGAAGTCTTTTAGCACCATCAGTAGAGTCAATCTCTATCACATGACCGCCATGTGTTTTCAAAACTATATTGTGAGGATAGGTTGCTTGAGCCTCGGAGGCGTACTCCACGCCTGTCGCATTCGGATATACGGCATTTGGGTCCTCAAATCCGACTTCACCTGTTGGTAAGGTTGATACTATACCAGGTGCACTAGCAAAGAAACGAGGATTCAAAATGTTATTATTCTCAAAGAAAACAAAAACATGACTGCCGTTTAACGGCACAGTCCATAGACCGTAGCTGGAGATTGAACCCTCCAGTAGACTTAGAGCTGGCTCTGCCCACGGCAGTTCAGCTGTCGGTATTCCTTCAGTTACAGATTTTTCTTTTGTAGCCGTATGTATACCGAAAACTCGTACTCTACATCTGCCAGCCTTTTGTGGGTCATTGTTATCTTCAACAACACCTCTGAAGATTCCGTATAGTTTTCCATCTGAAGTTCTCAAATCACTAAGTTCGTTTTTTATCATCCGCCTAGACTCCCTACTGACCCGAAAACATTTGATTTTGTTGACTTTACCATTGTTCCAACATTCTTTAGTTCTAATTCTGTATAGGCATTTTTTATCAAAATCATTTTTTGAAGATATGCTGGTTTTTGATTATATGCAAACTGATGGGTTATTGATTTTATTAAGTAAAGTCCTTTCAGAGGTTTATTTATTTTCTGAGCTGGATGAGCAGAAGGCCAATTGATTTCTATTAGATTTCCTGCGCTTCTATGTGTGAAGCCTTTGACCATAATACTTACACCCTGTTGTAATGAATATCTTCTGACAAATTCGTGATTGTAGATGTTATCTAGTAATGCACTATCGTTTTCACCTTCTAATCTGTAATCTATTGTTTCATCACTGATATCTTGGAAGAGTGTAGACTTACCTAGCATTGTATGTTTTGCAATTTCATCAACATAAGTATAATCATTATCTATAAAAGTTTTTGTAGAGGAGTTATATCCCATTCTGTGACCTCCTCTGATACCCTTTAAAGAGGTACTGTCTAAACCACTGATGGACCAGCCTAAAATCTTATTCTTGTAATATTGGTCAGTGGCATCAAAAACATAATGATCTTTCTCTACTGTTTCACTATTCATAAGTTTATCAATAGTCACAAAGTTTTTTCCAAGCATGTTGGAATAAAACAGATAGCCCGCCTGTCCTGATGTAGCTCCAGAGGACCTTTTCATCAGCCATAAAATTGCTTCTTGTGGTGTCCAATAGGGCATATAGAAATTTGGAAGTGTTTCTCTTGAATCTTCAAATTCCTTGAAAGTTATGTTGTCAAGCATGTGAGTACAGATATGACTTACGATAGCAGAAGATTTCGTATCTGTCCATGAGATATTATATCGTTTCTGTGTTAGTGGTATGAATAATTTATCAACAAAGACAATTTCAATAACATTCTGTGTGGCGCTGTCTGCCTCTGTCAACTGGCTGATTCTACTTATTTTAAAGATATCAAATTCCAATTCTGTATCATCTTCACCAATAAAAATTGTCAGTGTTTCGCTACCTGTTACAGGTCCATACTCAAGCATTCCTATTCTGTCAATAAATCGTATTTTACCTGTCATTGAAAATGAGAATATATCCTCAATGAGGTACAACAACAATATGTCTTTAGCGTCAATTGTTGAGTCTCCAACTTCAAGAGACAGCACTGCAGAATATTGTGCTCCTTCAGCTGGAGTTCTATCTTTGTCTAATGCCATTATAGGTCCTGAATAGCTTCAATTTCTTTTATAAGTTGGTAAATGTATGTTTCTCTTAGAATTTTTATATTATCACCAGCATCTAAATCTTCAAAGGGATTATCTACATCATTCATAAGTGCACAGACCCACCAAAGATTAGGAGTTCCATAAATCTGGCTACTTATACTGTCCCACCAATCTTCATTCTCTGCTTCATATGTCTCAAAGAACAGAGTATCACCTGTTACAGCTTCATTTAGAGCATAGGTTCTCCAGATGTTCATATACTTTGTTAAATCTAGGTCTTGTAGAATGGTAAAAAGTCTTAGCTGTGATAAGTTACCAAGTTTGTTGCCCGTGATTTCATAAAATGTGTCTGTTAGCCTTGTAACTGATTCTGACATTATATTTTTCCTATAATATTTTTAATTTTATCCATGATGTTGCTGGACTCGGTCGTTCCATGTTTCTTGTATTCAACAATATTGACAATTTTTGACAATATATTCCTTATTTGTTTGCTGTCATTTTCATTTTTAACAACTCTATCTACAAAGGCTTGGAACTTCTTGTCTTTTTTATACCTGTCTATATATCTCTTGAGTGTCGGTGTAACATTGAGAGTTTCCAAATCTTCAAAATTTTCAATTGTTGACAATATATACCTTATTTGTCTACTGTCGGTTGCATTTTGAGCAACTCTATCTGCGACCGATTGGGACCTCTTGCCCCGTTTATAATAGTTCATAAATCTTTTGACTGTTGATGTTGCATCAATAGCTTTCAGATTTCTGCCTCGTATTATCATATCACCCTTTTTTATAATCTCTCGTTTATCAAATATCAATTTCAACATCTCATCTTCATTCATAACCCATGCTGTAGAGAGATAGACATAACACTTGTCCTCAAGTGCAGTGTCAAAGATTGACTCGGTTTTGAATGTTATTGGTTTGAATTTCAAATAATGTTTTACTTTACGAAACCCTTTATTTGAATAAAAACCCCAGTCATTATAGATGAAGTGTATGTTTCTTCTTCTTTCTTTATAATTATCAGTTATGGCATGACATATTTGAACTTCTTCATCTTCAACCCAGTGGTGTAGTTCTCCATCACTATTCAAATCGGCATACGGTTTTATAATGTCCAATTTGAGAACATCAAACTCATCTCTAAGTTCTTTCTTAATACCCATTGCCTTGTCTGGTTTCGCCATTTTCAGTTTGATAGCCAAATCTTTTACATCTTTGAAAACATCATCAATGTCCCAACTATTGTCTGGCTCTGTGTATACAAGATTTTTTAGGTTGTTACCGAAATCTCTACAATACAATCGTTCTAAGTAGTCGTTGAGATTTTCAGATTTCTTGATAAGTTCAATCTGTGCTTTATTCCAAGCTACCTGAATTGGATTTACATCAACAAATGTGAGACTTTTTGGATTCAAAATGTTCAAGGCTATAATATGTAGTATTGCCATAGAACCACACACGCTATAAACATGAAAATCTTCATACACAAAATTGGATTTAATAATTTCATAACCAGATTCATGGCTAGCCATGTAAACTAAATTTTCGTACATTATATCTTTCCTATGTATTCTTTCCCTTTATCTATGATGTTGCCAGATTCGCTCGTTCCATGCTTCAAGTCGTATTCGGTTACACTTCCTGCAACTCTATCTGCAACTGATTGGAACTTCTTGGCTTTATCATAGCCAGGTATGTATTTCTTGAGCGTAGATGTAACATTAAGAACTTCACTTGCTGCCAAACCTTCAGCACCAGCGTATAATGGATCTAAGTCTTTGAAACTTATTGTTAATTCACAGTGAGAAGGATATCCGTCTCTGTAAGGACCTCTGTAAGTTGGTTGAACGGCTGTGATAACACACCTCGGCATAAGAATCATGTTACCAGGTTCTGTTCTGAGTTTGAATGCGTATGGTGGTAGAACATCTCCGCCAGTATCGGCTACAATTGAAGGACTTGAGTATCGTAGAAGTCTTTTTATGGGGTCAACAATGTCCAACCGAGGATTGCCTTCATCAATCAAATTAAACATGAATTGATATTCTCTCCTAGGTGTAGAGCTGTAAACTAATGCGGCATCAAATTTATGATAAGCAACTTTTGCTCCACCAACACCTCTGTTTACTGCATTGGTTATGTTTTCTACTGATGGTTTTGAGAAGCTTGAGAAAAGTTCTTTACCAGTCTGTATCAGACCTCCACCTTCAGCACCGGCTTTCTTTCCTATTGCCGTTTTTGCAGACAGCCTACTAGCAATAGATTCATATTCCTCATAGTCGTGTCCAATATTTTCCATAATTTCAATAGGAGCTAAGAATTTGAATATATCGGTTGCAGAATTTTCTATTGTTGTTTGGTGGCTTTTCCCTCTGTTTTCAGAATCCTGTCCCAATAGTTTATGAGCAGAGAATACTACCCAGAGAGCATCTGCAAACGCGGCTTGCGGTACACTTCTTGGTCTCTGATGGGTTGAAGGTACTGAAGCCGCTTTTTCTAAAAATCCTAAAGCTGTACTTTTAATTGGTATTGCCATTATGATAACCCCTTATTTTGAATTAGAACGCCAAAGATATCAATTTCATCAGGAGGTTCTGGAACCCTATCTATTATTGCTCCTGCACCTTCTTTAACTTGTGCTATAACTCCTGTCTGTTCTGCTTGTCCTGCTGATATCTTACTCAATCCTTTTGATAGTTCTTTTTGCGAGGCAACGAAGTTGCCCATAACCTCGCCTTGTTCTTTGTTTCTCACTGCTCTTTCCATATCTCGTGCTTTGACAGAACTAGATACTTTATCCTCTTTTTCTCCGGAATCTATCGCAAGAGCGTCAATTTTTACTTTTTCTAGAAGTCCTGCTGCTTTGCCTCCGAGAAAGTCACCAAGCATACCCTTGAGTAATTCTTGTACTCCGCTTATGTAAAGATTCCACAACGAAATGAAAAAATTGGCAAATTGCTTCAAACCGTTCAAAATCATATCAAATGGATTTCTAATAAAATTAACAATAAAATCAATAACACCGTCAATGAAATTAAATAGTCCTTGTGCGGCACCTTCACCCACGGCTTCTTGACCAAATATTGCGGCTGTCAACTTATCAACAACCCAGCCTATTAGCTTGATAGGCCACTCAAGGAAGCCTTTGATGGCGCCTTTTATACCGCCTGCAATCTTGGCAAGAACATCACCTTCCGTTGACATATAACCTTTAATAAAATCAATAACTCCAAATAGTACAGTTATAGGAAGACCTATCCATTTCATGCCTATCTTGAATGCTCTACCAAATTTGGCAAAGAATTTACCAAAGAACTTCAACTCGGTAAGCCAAGTGCCTATCTTGCCGAAAACTTCTCCAGCTTTTGCTATTCCTGGAAGACCCGTTATAGACTTAAAAATTGCTATGAATGGTATGAGTATAGGACCAAGTAACCCACCCAGAGCAAAACCGACAATGCCTGCTATGTTCAGTAAGAACAACTCTATGTTGCTCATTTCTGGTTCATCTTGATCGAGTTTGTCTCTAAATTCCTGTTTTAATTGGACCTTCATCATGTCTCTAATTTCTGTTAGTAGACTGACATCAGTATCCTCTTCCAAACGCTGGAAGGTCAAATAACCCATGAGCTTATTGAAAGCTAATATTTTTGTCTGCATGTGTTGCCATCTTGCCTGCCACATTAATGTGCCGATTGATTGTTTATACACACTTTCTCTAATAGAAAGTAGAGCCGCTTCTGCGACACCAAGGTTGACAACATGAACAAAGAGAGAACCTTTTTTTGTGGCTTCTTTTGCTAGTAACTCTGTAGCCTTGGCTGATAATTCAGAAGCTTCAAGGGTTGCCTCATCAATATCTTCTTTCTTTTTGCCGAACATGGAGAATGGAGCGGCTAATATTGTACCCATTCCTCTTACAATATCAATAACATCTTTGAAGTATGAACCTGTTTCTCCTAAGACATCACTCATATGCCCGCCAATAACACCACTAGCCTTAGTATAACCTTCTTCAATCTTTTGTCCTGCTTCAGATTCAAAGAATTTCTGTGTGGCTGACATCAATTCCTTTTGACTATTGGCATTTGACACAATTTCATCAACCATAGTTTGAATCATCTGTGATGATTCACCGCCTGACAGTCCCCTTACTTCAGCAATTCCTGACATGTCGGTTGAAACTTGTTGAATTAACTGTTGAACTACAGCTTCATTACCTTTTGCAAGACTTGCTAATACTGCTTTATTACTTGATTGTAATTCAGAGAAAATGGTTGCTTCGGCTTCAAGCATAAATTTCTCTCTAGCCTCGGCTCTCTTTTTCTCCTCGTTTACTACTTGTCTAAGTGTTTTTGATGCGTCATCCGGCATATTCTGTCTCCATAAAAAAAAGGGTCCAAAGGGGTTATTGTGGTTGCCCTTCAGACCCCATCAAAGGAATCCATTAGCATAAAGCTAAGCGTGGCTTAAAAGTTTCCAGGTCTCGATGCTTTTAGAGACTCATGTTCTTCTTTAAGTTCTTTTATTAACATGTTAACATACGCTTCTCTCTCAAAGTCAGGCATATGACTGCTTTCAGAGATACTAATACCAGCCTTCTTTGCTAAGTGGTATTGCTCTCTAACAATATTATTCAAAGATGTGTTAGAGCACAGAATTTTAATTAGAAAAAAAAGTTTTCTAATGGAATAATTGTTTCTTGTTTAAAACCACACCTTTTACTTGGTACACCCTTCTTACCTGATGGTTTTGTGTGTCTACACTCTATATCTAGTACAAAGTTATAACCAAAAGTGTTATTTTCAAACCATTCGGTTATCTTTTCATACATGGGTCTCGGAATGTTTTCAAGTAGATATTTTTTATCTTCTAGGCTTACTTCTTCATCTTTACCTTCAGGAGTTGTCACTGATTTGATTGCGATGGAGTTAAGTACCATTGCAGATTCTACAGCCTTTTGTATTGGTGTTAAATCTTCTTTTATTTCATCAACAAATGCAAAAGCCGCTATCTGGTCGTATCTCGTTACATGTCTTAGTTCTACAGAGATGTTTTCACTGAGAACCATATTATAATCTACATCAGGTGGTAATTCTCTCATTTCCAATTCTGTAAGATTAATTGTTTGTAACGATTGTGAACCACATTCAGGACATTTGATTTCAAATTGATAAAGGTCGCCTTTTGTTTTTCTACGAATTTCAATAAGTAAGTAGAATCTATCTTGTAGATAAATCCCTTTTACATCAAACTCATCTGTGATAACTGAAGTTCCTATTAACTCATCTAGAGCTTCTTCAACTGTAGCTGGGTCTGTTTCGTTTTCATAAACTAACAATCTTTTCAACTGTCCGGTAGTGATAGGTTTAAACTTTACAGTTATACCACTACCGGGCAGTGTGGTTTCAAACTCATAAACATTTAAATATTTCTTAAAATCTGACATTTTTCACCTCACTAATTTATTGTATAGATGCTTATCCAGCGAATGTTGGCGGACTCAAGTAAGCAACGCCATCATCTACGACATGGTACTGATATGACCAGGTAATGTCAAACTGGGCGACATCAGCTGCCGCATAGTCCAGAGTTACAGGACCGATGACTTTTGGCCATGCTCCTACTAACTTATATTTCAGTGTTGGTTCGCCGTCAAGACCTAGTAGTTCAACTTGTTGATCTACCATATAATCTAGAGGTGAGCCATGAATGTTAGTAGTCGGGTCAAGAATCAGTCTTGACCATTCTAGATACCATTTCTGTAGGTTAGCATCTTTGTCCAAGTTATATGTTACTGTCCAGTCGGTAAATGTCAGTTTACCCGCCATCTTATAATCAAATCCCTGCCAGTTTACAAGAATTTCCTCAAGAGTTGTTTCAGGAAGTGATGCCGTTCTAACAAGATATGTAGCAGTATCAGTATCGGCACCGATTCCTACAGGAAATAATGGTTTGACATAGAACAGATATTGTCTAGCGCCAGCCTGAAATTTACTTCTGAAACTCTCAATATCGAAAGCCATTTTTTATTCCTCCTATTATTTTTACGCAGCTCTTAAGGCAGCGATTTCAGTGAAAGATGCGCCTGTCTTAGTAGCTATAAAGTTCAGCACGATGAATTCGGCTGCTCTTGTTGGTTTAATGTATAAATCACACCAAAGCTCATTTCTGTCAATTCGTTCTGGTGTATTGTTGGTCGTATCACAGATAACTAAGTAATCATAGATACCTCGTCTTGCCTTGACATCTCTCAAGAAAGGCTCTATCATGTTGACTAGAAGTAGTCTTGTGAGATCATCATTAGGCTCAAAGAGGAAATACTTAGTTGCCGTTGAGATAGCCTTTTCAAGAATCATAAACAATCTACGGACATTAATTCTGTTGAAAGCTGATTCTTTATCCAACAATGTCTTTTGACCCCAAATGGCTTTACCCTGACCGGCAAAGCTAACAATAGGATTGACACCGTTCATGTAAAGAATGTCTCTATTTCCTAATGTTGGGTTCCATGCTAGTCTCCTAACATTGGTGAGAATTGCTCTTTGAAAGCCTGCTGGAGCGAACCATGGGTCTGTAACATCGTCTGTCCTTGCAAAGATACCTGCAGCATGTCCTGATGCCGGAATCCAACGATAAGCGTTGTTGTACTTATCAAAGACTTCTAACCAGTTACCGTATACTGCCACATAACTAGAATTTTGATTAAAGTTATCAGCAACATAGTCACCTGTTCCTCGTCTCCAGTCTCTCAAATCTGTGGCTTCACTACCACTGTTGTAGACAACTGCTCCGTAAGGACAGTCAATGGTTGCCATTGCGTCCAATCTGGATTCACATACAGCTAGTATGTAAGCCTTCATGGTATTTGACACATTTGAAGAAATCCAAACATTGACATCAATTTCTTCTGGGTTTGCATACAAGTCATATGCTGCCGTCATATCGCCGTCTACTATCGCATCACCATTATTATCTACACCACCGCCAAAGGTTTGCCAAGCAGAGTTAGAAATTGTGATTGAGTCGTTTTTCTGGGCAGGATTAAATGCGATTCTGATATAATCAGATTCTTGATTAATCTTGTTTTCTGCAAACATGCTTGCGCCTTGGTCATCAAGTTTTGTCTCATCTGTAGACACATTCCAAGATTCTACTGTTGTCCATGTAGTGCTTCCTTGTGGTCTGTTCTGCACTACAAGTAGAAACTCATTTGTAGATTCAGGTTTTGTGTCAATATTTGAAATTGCACTATAGGTTGCCCAACCGGAATTACCTCCTGTGACAATTTCTGAGTAAGTACCGTAATCACAGGCTGCAACTCTTATAAAGTTGCCCCAAGCTCCACGGGATGATGCTATCAACCTGAAAGGTTCTACGCCTGAAGCGTCAACTTCTTCATGGAACTGATCTGGGTCATCAGAACTGAAGTCACTCATAATATAAGCGTTTGCGGCAGTGTTTGCCGTATATGTTGATTCAGCTCCACTTGCACCAATAGTACCTGCGAAACTTGCAGACACCGGCATAACTCTTGTGCAGTATAGTTTATTACCATACTTTAAGAATCCTGCTGCGGCTAGCCAATCTTGGTAACAGTTAGCAGTTGTGGTAGGCTTTCCAAATTTTGTCACAAGTTCATTCTCACTAGAGATTAGCTGTGTTTTTAATTCTGGACCCTTGTATGTTTGTCTCAAGATTGAAACGCCAATTGATGTTGCTACTGCTGGAATTGTAGTAGTTAAATCAATTTCGTTTACATCTACAAGGGGACTGAGATAAAAAGCCATTTTAATTTTCCTCCTAATTTATTTTATCATTTGTTCTTTATTATTTATAAAAATCGGGCGATTTTGTCTAAATATTTGAGCAGAAGTATTACGGGAGGTTTGACATCTGTGAAACTTATAGAAAAGAAATCAAAAACATACGGAATTAGGGTCACTGAGGACGAATTGAAGATTATAAAGAAGCTGAAGTCGGAGGGTTATGATGTGCCCGGAGAATTCAGAGACTTAATTCGTAAAGAATTCAATAAGTTAGGTCGTGACCACGATGATATTTATTCCTTATAAATCTGCTGCTTGTGTCACTAATTTCAATTCATATCTGTCATAAACAAATGATGCTTGACACTCCATGTTTCTCTCACCTTCTCTTGTGGTGAAAGACATCTCACCAAGACTCTGAGGCCACACATTTGAAAAGTGTATTCTCAGAACTTCATTGTTAAAATTGTCTGTAACTCTGAGTGTTGCATCTACGGCATAGTTAGTTGGTAAATCACCGTGTTTTATATTGTTGTCGTTGATTGCAATAATCCATTTATGAAGTGTCTTCCAGTTTGTAAATTCGGAATCAACAACAAAGTCAACATTCCACACCTCAAAATCTACATTACCATCATCAACCCAATATTTTGCTCCCATCCATCTCTGTTCTATGGCTCCTAGTGTCATACCAGGTACAATAGTACCGAAGATGTTGAGAGTTAGTTCTTCTGTAGCTGCTAGAGTTGTTTCTGATGGCAACTTCGGAAACACCAATTGAAAATTGGCTGGTGATGATTTATCTAATATTACATTTACACTCATTTTTATGTTCCAAATACCTCATATTTAAATAGTAATTCTGCATCATCATCGTATCCTAAACCCTTTACCCACACGACCTCACCGCCTGAAGCGGCTGAGGTAAATGATGATGTTGTGTCTCTGCTGTCAAATTGTGCATCATCTACATAGAGAGGAGCGATAACTTCTTCAACAGCACCAGTGGTGACTTTAGGCGTGAAAAGATATCCTTGAACTTGAAAATCCATATTCCATAATAGAATCCTTCTATCTTCATCAGCCATTTCAAAGTTGAAATCGGGGGTACAACTTTGAAATACTACTTTGATATCAACAGTAGCTTCTAATTCTGGAATACTCAATCTTGTAAATGCGTGTGGCTTAAAGTACGGTAAAGCTTGTTCAAGGATTTGGTCAACATCTACCATATATAATGACCAAACATTGAGCTGAAATCCGAAATTGTAGGGTACGGGATTGACAAATCTTGTAACCTCAGCGGCTGATGTTGTAATGGTTTTAGTTATTTCTCTGTGAAGATTTGTCTGCCTGTCAACTGCAAACTCACAAGACTGTAATTGAACAGACATAATTGGAAGTACCTCATCGTCCTTCCTTGATGTGAGCCAGTGATAAACTTTTTGTTTCGGGGCAAACTTCAAGGGAACTGTGAGATATTTTCTGATTGTTGCCCCATCGCTTTCATATCTTGCAATTCTAATATCATTAAAGATATCAAGAAATTGTATGATTGTTTTTCGGAGGGCTTTGTAGTAATAATGTGTTCTTGCCATTAAATTTCCATTTTACTTTTCTTGGGTTGTTTCTTCATTTCTTTATCAACTGTATCTTTTGTTGTGTGTGCGAAACCCTGCATAACACCATCTTTATACCAAAATCCAGTGATTGCTCCTTGTGGTGTTCCGTAATCCACAATAAAGAAATCTTCACCTTTGTATTCGCCTGTAGCAGGCTTACCGATAATTGTAATGCCCAATGCAAATACCAATACTACTAAATAACTCAACAATTTTTTCATAACACTCTCCTTTTATTTAATTCCTTTGATGTTTAAACCTCTTTCTATAACTTCAACCAAATTTTTTATGACAGAAAGACTGGCAAGAACTCCATTTATATTGTTATCTGCTAAGTCTTCCTTCAAATTATCTACACTAGATTCAATGTCTTTTCGTCTTTTGTCTGCCCACTTGAATTTTGTAGATGATGGCATCTTAAAGCCTTTTGGCATTCCCGCTTCTTCGGGCGTTCTGGTTACCTCATCAATCATTTTGTCAATCTTATCAACTGTTTTCATTATCTCCTCGTCCGAACCCAACATCACTTATTGGGTCTATTTTATAGTCATACTTATATGTATTCCTTTTGTAATTGTTTTCAAGCCAATCTGTAACTTTTTGTTTATCTTTAAAAATATCGTATAATGCAATTGTCAGCGGTCTGTTTATTGGTCTCCACTTCAATTCAGAAATTTGAGGTAAAACATCTGTACGGAAATAATCTCTAATTTCTCTCCTGTATTTACGAGTATTCTTTCTTCCTTTCTTTTCTGAAAAGAATATTTCTTTTCGGTAAGACCATACACCCCAATCAACGATAGGCGCAATAAGTCTTTCTTCTATTGAAGGAATCATAACAAGTCCATACTTTCTTGGATGATGCCAAAAAGGCTGTCTTTGCTGTAATCTATATATCTGAATACTATACCAATTTACATATTTTTGAAAATCTATAATGAAGTTCTTCTGATTCTCTATCATTTGTGGAGTTTCGTATGGAAACCCTACGATTAGAGCTACTTCATTCCATATTCCTGCATTGTGACTGTTGATGAGAGTGTCTTTTATTATCGTATCTGTGAGATTCTTGCCCATGTATTTTTGCATATTGTTATCAATAGTTTCTACGCCAAAATACAGAACTCTACAGCCACTCTCATAAAACATTTCAAACAGGTCACTGTCAGAGTTGTCAAGACAAGCACTGTCAGTCCATGTGAACTTTAGATTTTCTCTTGCCACCCAGTTACAGAATTTGTCTGCGAACTTTCTAGATGAGTTGATTGCATTATTGCTACTGTAGAATGAGTTGTAGCCTTTATCTAGATGAATCTTAAATAAATCTTGAATCTTATCCCACGGTAGTATTCTGAATGGTTTCTGTCCCATTCCTGCCCATGCACAGAAGGCACATCTATTGTAACACCCATCAGAGAATTTCATGCCTGCTTGTTGTATGTAATTATCTTTATAACTCTTATCAGGAATTTCTAAGTCGTTGTTTTTAAAGATAAAATCATAACTGTATCTCTGGTCATCCATGTTTATCAGACTGAGTTCTAAATCTGTATCCCATAGGATAGTACCATCGTGATGATATTTTCCGTGTTCTAAAACTTTACAATAACCAACTTTATCTTCAATAAGTTCGTTGATTTTTGTGGGTTCAAGATAACCATAAAAGATAACATCAACATAATCAAGAATACCCAATCTTTCGTAATCTTCTTGTGTCAGTTGAGAGCCTATCCACGCCACACCACCAACGATTACTTTGGCGGTAGGGTTCAATTTTTTCAGATGTTTCAGAATGACAGCCGTACTCATTATTTTGAATTCTTGTGTCAGTGATGAATCGGGTACAGAACAAAGTATGTAATCGTAGCCTGTAAAGTTATAATTTTCTTCTACAAATTCTTGTGTAATATCGTGTTGTTCTTTGTGAATGGCAATAGCATTGAAGTCATAATAGTCAACATCATATTTTGTCTTGTCAATATGACTTATTAAAACATCTGCTCCGAAGTAGGTTGATGTTATTCCGCCTTCATCAGAATATTTGGTAGAATTGATACCAATAAAATACAAAATCTTCTTCATTCTTTCATAACCTCCACACATTTGTCTGCATATTTACACCACTCAAGGCATCCCAAGTCCAATTTGGGATTCCAAAATTTCTCTCCGCATTCTTTACACTTACGGGTAGGGTCGTTCTTAAAGAACTCTATTTTTCCTCCACAACTGGGACAATTCACATCATAGATTGAATCATGTCCCCAGTATCTTGTATCTTGTCCGGGGCATGCTTTTGTCATTTCAAATAATAATTAAATCCTATTTCCTCGCCTTCTTGTAGGCTCTTTGTACTCATCTCTTTTGCAAAATCGGCTTGAAGTTTCTTAAGGAAATCAACATATCCCTTACCCATAAAATTGAGACCACTGATGTTAGTGATATCCTTATGTCCGCCACTACCTGCCTCAACGATATCCCACCAAGATACATAGAATTTTCTGAGTAAGTTCTTGTCAAATCTATTCATTCCACTCCAAGGTTTGTTCATAGTCCTTGCAAGTTTCTTCCAATCATCTCTAGGCACTTTTTCTTTAGTCTTGATTTTACTCTTGAAAAGGGCAAACAAATCTGAGACTTTGAAGCCCATAGCTTCTGTGTTTCCCTTTTTGATATCCATTTCAAAAATTCTCTTGATATTATCAACGGTTACATGAACACTTTGCATCTTTGACCTGTGTTTGTTCATAACTTTCTGAGCAATATCACCGAGATGGTGTGGATTCTTACCAGGGTTGAAAGGGTTCTTTGCAATCTGAATCAAGCCCATTGGCCATGCTATAACAATAAAGTGAGCATCTGGGTTATTCTTGAAGGGCGTGTATCTATCGTATGAACCAGGTTTCATCATTGAGCCACCGCCATATTGTACGATAGTGTTACCTACCATCTTGACATTCTTACTCTTTGCCTGCGCTGCAATGTATGCCTTCTGATTAGCTTTGATATCTTCAGGGGCAACATAGCCTTCTGCCTTCGCTATTCTTGTAATGTTAATAAACATGTTCAGAAGTGAGGGCTTGGACATCATAACCACTTTACTTAGAAAATCTGGCTTGTTTTTGTATGTCAGGAGTAGCTTATTCGTTACGAGACCCATTGCCTGATGGTTCTTTTGTATGGATTTCTTTTTGTCAACACTGAAG